AAAAAGGTTCGGCCACATCCGAATTAAGCTGCGAAGAGCAGCACCTTTACACCATCCGCAAACGAATGCGGGTGTTTATGTCAAAGATTGTTTCCACGTGCGAAGCGCCCAGTCAAGGGTAAGCATGCACCACGTTTCCACAACCAACTCAAATCACTTCCTCTACGATAGTGTGCCGGTCTGACCAGCCGGTGCCTAGGGGGGAGTCCCAGGTTCACATACTTTGAGAGGAGCCATGTACTATGGCCCCAGCGACGCTCCCGTCGCTCCGCGGTTAATTCCGCAACAATGAACTTTTCGTGGGCAAACCCAACACGATTCAAAACAACAAGTTCAACCACAACAACACCGCAAGTGAAGTGCTCAACACCAACGTATACTGCTAACATCCGGATTTAACCTGGTGCAGCTACGGGCATGACAGACATTCAGAGTTTCACCTTTTGGGCAAACAACTCTTTTAAAACTTTGCGGGACAGTGATCGTTCTAGGAATTCCTCAACACGAATTCACGACCGGGAACCTTCAACAACGCCATTAGACAAATCCTTTCGGCAATTACTTTTCAAAAACGGAGCGAATCACGTAGATGAATTTCTTTGAGTCTTCTAGTTAGTGTTACTTCAGTTCGAGATCATTACTCGTGTGTCAAGTAGAAATAGTTCATAGGGTAACGCATGCTGCAGCAGCATGGCCGATTGGAAACATCGGAAGTCCAGATTCGAAGTTAGATGTGTGGCTTTCGCCCGCACGTCACTTCTTCGAAGAGATTCTGGCACCTGAGACGCTCGAGGGAGCGGTACGCGGCAATTCGCGCTGATCAACAACCATGTCTGGTCGGATTCTCAGGGTCGAGTTCGGTGTAAGTTCGACGAACTCATGGAAATCGCAGTCGGAGGACTGCGTAAGGGGGTATTTTGCGTCTCCCCGCTCAAAGACGCGCTCCTGGTGGAGCTTGAAGCCACAGGTGCAACTGGGCGGTTCCGGGACGATCCTTGGTTTCTCGACACGGATCCGGTTGTCCTTCGAAGTCACGAGGTGACGGCAAGGGAGGATTGTACTCGCCTGATTCGTGAATCCGTAGAGGTCAATCGCAAAACGGTACAGGACCTTTGCGATAGGAGCATCGGCTAGCGTATTGACGACATTCGCAACGCCGATAACAGCACCCTGGATGATCCCGCGGAGCTCTGCCGCGCTTGCAGCGGAGGTAATCGCATCGCCCGCCGTGTCCGTGTAGAACAACTCATCGCTCACGGAGTGCTTCCGCTCCTTGATGATTGGGACGACATGGGAAGTTTCCCAACCACTGAACCGAGTCACGTTTTGAGTAACGCTATTCTCGAGGTTCGAGTAGGTGTTCTGATCCGCGGACCATGGGTCGTGCTCGTACGCAAGCTGACACGTCGGGGCACCAAGGACGGTTGCACCACCATTTCCACCAAGAACACCGTTCGGTGTAATGATGGGGTCGATCTCCATCGCGAGATTCCGAAAGCGATAACGTCGGAAGTACTGCGCGAACGTCGCCAACGGTCCGGAGGCGGAGAACATCGACCCAAGGAAGGTCGTGGTGATTCCACAGGGATGGACGGCAATTGTCGGAACGCCGCCACCTGAGCCGAAGAGTCCTACGGCAGCAGTGTCTTGAATCAAGTTAGCACCGCTGCTGGAACCTGGAAGGCTACCGATGATTCGGAGGCCGCCTTCAGGATACTCATCGTTCGGGTCCGCAACGGACCAACGAAAGCCGAAGAAGTTCGACGTCTCAAACCCGAAGGCTCGTGGCGCGGAAAAGGACTTCAGCCGATGCCCTGTGGGGGGCTTCAGGCGTTTTGTATACCCTCCAGAGCCGGGACGGCCTTGGAAACGCTTGGGTGTGCTCTTTCGGTTCGCACGAGCAGTGCGAGGTGCTTTCTTTGCAGTAGCCTTACCATTGGCTTTGCCACGTTTGGATAACATGGGAAACCTGTTCCAAACACGTTGACGCAGTTTTACAATTCGAGACACATGTGACCAAGACACAAGGTTTGACCGCTTCAGTGCGGAGATCTTGTTGTGTTGGGACGCCCGCGAAGGGACCCTCTCGATTGCATCAATCAACGGAGCATATCTGCTCGTCAGCGACTGTTCATCGCTACCAATTACTTGCCGTGCAGTCTGTCGACTACTTCCGGACGCACAACCACACTGTGGCGGGCCCTTAGTACGGAAATCTTAGATCAATCATATCTGATCGATACCGTTTTGGCAAAACCGTCGTCTCGACATCCTCTCAGGGTAATTGAAAGAGATGGAGATCGGGAATGGGAGCGACCCCTGGGGTGAAGAAGCGCATTTCTGCCTTAATCCTCAAACGCCCTGCAGTTTAACGACTTACCGGTCGTGTGGTCGGGTTACCACAGGGATGTAGAGATCACTTTGAGTGGACCTTGCACTTCCGCATTGTGCGCTACGCTACCTGAACCGCATTGTAGCCTACATAGACAGTTTAACGACTTGTCTAGGTCTTATCCCTCGTTTTTAGCTGTACGATAACAGTCAAGTGTGAAGATTGGGCCCCATGGCGTCGAGCAACGGCTCACGCAGGGCTAAGATTAGACTCTCAAAGTTCTAACCCCCAATCGAAAGACCCTGGAAGATCTCGTCTTCTTTGAGTGGACGTTGGCAAAAGCCACGCGACATCAGACTCTCCGAGTAAGGAACAAGGAGTTCTGACGAAGTTTTCGCGATGCGTCTCTGAAGCTTCCCCGCAAGCGTAAACGCGGTGGACATCATTGCTTCCTCATTATCGACGGACCAGATCACGTCGAAGGTCTTTCCCAAATCCCTATGTTCAATCATCTTCAACACGGTATATCCGTTGAAGCCAGGTCGAATCGACTCTGGAGGGACTGTGCACCCACGGTACAACATCCGACGACCTTGAATTCTCGAGAGGTCATGCATTGGCTTCGCGACGGAGCCATCGCCGATGTAGAGCTTGCCTTCACGGCAGAGCTTCAGACCATCCTGGATCAAAACGTTCGCGATGATACGTTGGGTCTTCGTGTACTGTGCCTTCTCACTAGGGACCATTCCGAGTCCGTAAAACTCACGCGGAGCGTGGTATGAGAAGAATCCATTAGCAGACGCATGGCGTAGATGCTCACGATGGATACTGTGGAATCGTCGAACTGCACGTTCACGATTCAGAGCGCCGGCAACGGCTTCGGGCTGAAGGGAGAAGAGAGACTGGTAAGTGCCTCCAGCTTCACCCTCGACATTTGGTTTCTTCGCTACCTTCGACTGCCCATGCAGCAGTCCAGTATTGAAGAAAGGAAGGTACTCAAAATCACAGAGTTTGCTCGTCGAGAAATCCGAGCGCTTCCGAGCGATCCAAGGTTGGGAATTGATGTAAATCTTCTGCGCATGAGCAAAATTCTTCCCAATAGAACGTCTGAAACCCGCGTTCTTGATGTGATCGCACCATGATCCGTAAGCGGAAAGCTTACAACGGAACAAAATGTCGTCGCCATTCACAAGGATCGGAACCTTAGTGAAATCCTCTTGGTAGGGATAGAGGGCGAGCCATGCCACACAGAAATTCACTATGCAGAGGATGGGGAACGAAAGTGTACTTCCCATAAGCTGACCATTCAGCTGTCTGCAGGACTCAAGATTGTCCTCCGATTTCTCCGTCGCGGTGACGTAGTTTTTCGGATATGAAACGTTGTGTGGCTCAATGCAAGAGTCTAATGACATGATGTACTGGTCAATCTTTGCATCATTCCAGCCAAGTTGGCGGAGTTGCCGACGGGTCTTACCCATCATGATCTGATGACATGCGCGAGTCAGACGGATGTCAATCTCGTCTGTAGCGCCGGAGTAGTCACCAGAAACCCAAACAGTCTTCTCACCGTCGATACAACGGTCCTGGTAAAGTCCGTACTCAGCAGAGAGACGGTCCAGGAATTGCAGATGCCACTTGGAGAGTGGTTCACCGCAAAGTGAGAACTGAGGTATCTTTCGAATGTAGCCATGAATGTCCTTTTGGAAAGAGCGCGTAATCCAGTACGGACGCGCTTCACCAGCGGTAACAGTGCGAACCTTTCCAGGCTCGAGCACAGCAGCTACACGACAATTCACATTGTCGGGCCCGTCCTCATCGGGGCCTTTGAAAAGACCGTGACAGTGAGTCTGTTCCCACAGACCCTGTTCCATGAAGATTTCAT